TTAAACAGGAATCATACACAAAGAATTGCCAGATTTGGCATATGTATTAGATATAAGAGGTGAGGTAATGATGTGTATAATCCCTATTAATATCACCACCATAATGCTTGAAACCATTTTCCAAACAACTGCAAACCTTCATCAACTTCTGCTTGCTTCTGATCGATTAAGTGCTTAACTTCTTTATATGGTTGCGTATTTATGTCCCAAACACCATAATAATCATCGGTCATCAGTGTTAGTTCAAATGCATGAATCATTTTATCTAAGGCAGCATCCCATTTCTCAGGTGTATTCATATCACCAGTTCCAGGATAACAACATGATTCTTCTTTGAAATATTTTAATCTCGGAATGATAAACTTTGCAATGGTATAGCTCAAATCCCAAGTTTCCTTCGGATTAACATATTCACCATGTTTCTTTAACCATTTCTTACGCTGCCTTTTATTCATATTCTTATCCCTTTCTAATGATTTTTTATTGTTATGATTGATCATCTGTATAAGCAATTTGTAATTAAAATAATAATCCTCTGGGCGAAAAGTTATCGTACCACTATGTTCTGTTCGTACTTTCATATACTCTCCATTTCTATGCTGATAATTTTTGAGTTAATTTTTTATCAAATTCTTTAAAATCAGCCAACATATTATCCAAATTTATCACCTGATCGTGACTATAAGAAATATCTTTGTTAGTATATGTAACTAACCAATCATCCAGATCTTTGTCGCTCTTAAATGAATATGCAATCATGCCTAAAAATGCCAATTCATTATGGTAGTCAAAAAATGGTGATTCTTTGTTTACCCCATCTAAATTTTTGAAGTCATCCATTAAAGTATAATAATCATCCACATCATCTTCTGATACTCTTTCTGATACATTCTCTCTAATGAACTGCAATGGCGTAATTTCTTCTGACAACTTAACATTGTCTATTGAATTATTCTCTGTCTGATCTTCTGTAATATGTAAATAATCCATCATTAATGCCGTATATGTATCAATTTTCTGAGCAACAAGTTTTTTACCTGTTGTACCTGGTTCTTTATATAATAAATCGTATGACCAGTCGCCTACTTTGACATTATGTAATTTTGTTGGAATCGCCTGTACAAACTCAGCAAATTTAGCATCTGGAAGATTTAATCTGCTGAACTTATCAAATACAACTACCCATGTCGATATGTCTTTCTTTACAAAAACATCTTTACAAGATGATCTACAACATTTTTCCATTCTCTGAAGGATATTCCTTACTGTTTCAAATTCCTGATGATTACTTTTTTCTTCAAGCATAGCATTCGCCGATTTTGAATCTTTTTTAAATTCATCTATATGGAAAAGAGCCATTACACTATTGCAAACCAGCTGAATATAATTTCCATTTTTTCTATCTGTACCTGAGTATGTCATTGAATTTTTGAAGAAACCTTCTTCTCCAATACTTTTTGCTTGTCTGGCATATGTAGGAATCCAAGTCAATGCTTTCTGACTTGCATTCATTCCTTTGTGGTTATTTAGTTTTCTAACTAATTTACTAACCTTTTCCATAGTACAATTCTGATATGTTACAATCCGAAGCTGATAGTTATCAAATCTCTTTTTTAGTTCTTTTGGAAAATCATCATATGTCTTATTTTTTATATCAAATATTTTCTTTTCCCATACAAAATTCCCATCTTCGTCTCTAACTGCCACGCCATTTTCATCGAAGACTTTTGATTGATACTCAATCTCGCTGTCTTCAATGTTTTTAGTAAATTTGTAATTTCCATAACGAATCTGCATCAATGCAGTGGTGCGCTGTAATCCGTCACCAATATATTTTTGAACAATTCCATCTTTAATAGGAACTTCTGCTAAAATCAATGGAGGAAGATAATCTCCTGTTAAGACAGTAACACCAATTCCATTAACAAATGGATCATCACTACAAAAGTATCGCTGCACGTCCTGATTATCATTGACATCACCCTCTTTTACTTCCTCTGTGTAATTGATTACTGGAATATTTTCTTCTCTAATTTTTCCTACTGCCATCATAAATATCTTCCTCCTTGATTAAATATAAGTAATTGTGTTCAAATATAGACAAATGTGTTCAAGACACATTATCTAACCAATATATTTTATTAAATTTCCAAAGTAACCTACATTTCTTTGCATTAACTTTCTTACAATGTTTTGTAGGACTTTGAAAATTTATTGCGTTTTGTTTTGGATACAACGCCGTTACATACCCTTTATGAGTTTCACCATTTTTGAATGTATATTCTACTAAATCCCTATGCTTGATTCCTAAAACATTATCTGTTTTTGCTTTACTCTGCCTACGCATAGGTTTAATAGTCCATTCTTTTACATCACATGTATCAGGTTGTAAATCAGTGATACATATAGCATCATTAGAATGTGATTTCTCAATATTCCAGTCAATACGTTTATTTGCTGTATCTCCACCATTTGTCAGATATAATAATCCTAAATTTGACAATTGTTCTCTAAGCCATTTCTTACCAATCATTACATGTTGAGCATAATTAAGATTTTTATTATCAGAAGATTTTAACAGAGAGAAATATTTATCCATAAATAGTTCTTCACTACCTTCTGTTTTCTGATGACACTTTTCACATAATGTAATAAGATTACTAAGTGTGTTTGAGCCATTTAATCTTCTCGGTCTTATATGATGAACTTCTAATCTGCAATTAGATTTTCCACATTCCATACATTTACACTCATCTCTTAGAATCACTGCTTTACGGATATTTTCATCCAGCCTATTAGATTTTTGATATTGCCAGCTATAAGATTTATAACCATCGGTTAATGCTCGTATATCAATAGAAACATCTTCCAACCAATAATTTGTTATATGTATCCATCTATTAAGCTGATTTATAACTCTTACTGTGGCTTGACGCTTTTGTAAAATACTTGGAGCAATTCTTCCTCTTTTTGACGAAGAGCGATTATTGAATCTTGATTGTCTATACCGTTTATGATAACGATGATAATGTCTGCATCCACGTCTGACATCCATAAGATGTTTTACATCATTGCGTTGTTCAATCGTTCCTTTAAAAACCACTTTGTTTTTTGTTTGACATTTCTGAACTAAAGCAATACCCACATGAAGTCCACCGTCATCAATTCCACAACGAATCTCATCTTTACAGATTTCGTCATCTGAAACTTCTTTATTCAGTTGTATTACCATTGGATATTTACTAACCAATGTTGCATGTTCCTTACGGATAAAAAACCATGCTTTTGTTTCTTTTGTTGGGGCTAACTGTTTGCCGGCAGCATCCAATACAAAAACATAATTTGTCATTTCTGACACCTTCCTTTCGGAGAATTTTTCTTCGTGTCAAGGTCGAGTAGAGGACATGTATTTCCCTGTTATCAATGCAGAACATTAGCATTGTTTCTTGGTTTGTACTCACAGAGCTTCAGACTGAAGATTACATCTAAAGGTGTGTTTTTACCTTACTACTTAACATAGTTCATATCTGCAACATATTTTTCAATAGTAGCAGTCACTTAGACTTGAAACCTATTGTTAAGCCATAAAACAAAAGATTTAATGTGTTCACTTTTGCCTATGTTTGTATACATATTTCTATGTTTTTAATTACTTAACAATTAGTTCTTATATAGTTACATTAATATTTTCACATTTTCATAAGCCTGTATTACAGACAAATTATTTGAGTAATCTTTTTTACTCATATGTAATAATTCTCTTATATCCTTCTCATCATACCCTTGAACAAGATATTTGACTATTTCCCTCTGGATATTAGACAAGTTCTTCAAATATCGTTCAATCTTTGTACCTTCAAAATGATCTCCACATGCAGCCTCATATGTATCAAAATTAGATGGGATAATATCTTCAAGGGTAAGTCCATCTTCTGTGATTAAATTATGTATGCTATCCACCATTTTTACAGGTATCCTCTTCTCTCTATTTCGATCACGAATCTCTGTATTAAATTTACGCTTAATATTACTAGCCAAGAATCCATCGAAATTACATTCTTTATCTTCATCGTATCTAAGTGCCGTATCATTTAATACATCAAGTGCAATAGAATAAAAATCATCATAATCTTTGTTGGATATGCCACCTATTTTAACAATCATTGGCTGACATATACGCTTTAACTTAGCCATATTGTTGTCGCAGTACATAAATAATATTTGATCAATGTTCATCACTTTGCTCCTTTATTATGTAAATAATCGTCAATATATAATTCTCTCTCAAGAATCTTCAAGTGTTTCGTTTCGCCATAGCACTTCGGACAACGCTGAAATTTCTCATTACGTTCTGATGTAAATCTTCTCACTTCTGTCATTGGAACATTGCATGTTCTACATATTGTCATCTTCATCTTCCTCCACAATCCTGTATCTGTATTTACGATCGAACAGTCCTTCAATCGCCTTTTCTGTTCGTTCACGATTGATCTTGGTTTCATCGATCTCTCGCAGAATATTATGTATAATCATCATTTCGTCCTTGAGCTGTCGCCTATTCCTTCTATTCTCCCTTATCTTCTTATAGAGAAGCCAAGCAGAATACAAATCCTTTGAAGTTTCAAGCTCAATACTATGTAAAATATCCATCAAACTAGAATCAGACATCCTTAATTCTTTCTCTAAGTCTTCATATCTGTCTCTAGCTTCTTTAAATATGTCATAACATGTGCCGAATTTTTCAATCCATTGCATCACATTGCTTGATGGATGATAATCAGTATTTTCGATCACATGTTTAGACTCTTCTCTGACAATTTTCTGTACAGGTGTCTCAACTTTAATATCTGGTATACATTCAACATGAAAATTCAGATTTTTCAGAGTTTTAGGCAAAGCTTTTAGAATATTCTTTGCTTTTTGCTCTGTGAACCTACCCATGTTGGTTTCATTACATGTTTCTGCTTTCCCATTATTAGTCAGCCGGATATACACCTTTTTATTATTTTTAATAATATAATCCAACCATATACAACCTCCCTTATATTTAATTTTAGCTAGGCTGGTGGGGATTGAACCCACGAATACCAGAGTCAAATTCTGGAGTGTTAACCGCTTCACCACAGCCCATTATTAATTCTCCATGAATGAATTATGTGTAAATGAATTTATGTGCGATACGCAACAACGATAAAAAAATAAATAAAGATAATGTCATTTGACATTTATTTGAAAATATGTAACAATACAGTTGTAGCGTATACACGTTATGTACGGCAGCCTATCCGTTTAAGGTACTCGCAATACCTTATATCAATCGGTTAGGCTGTTTTCTTGTCTTATTATAGAACACTTGTTCGAACATGTCAACATTGTATCGAAAATATGTTCTCACCAATGTTTTTTGAACATTTAATTGTATTTTATAGATATTATATGCAAAACAATGTACTATAATTAGGACACTATTCTTAATAGAATATCATGCATGATACCTTCTCTTACTATATTCTCTGGTATTTGATGTTTTGAATATAGTTGCATGTGTGGAAAAAATTCATCAGTATTGATTATCACAGTATTTGAATTTTTAACAAGCACACAAACTTTATCTGGTGATGCTACTTTTCTATCCTCTTTATTTTTATCAAAATCAAATGATGTAACAACGACTTTACAACCTTTATTTTTCTTTTTTAATTCCTGCAATAATTTAATTGCATCATCGCAACTCATTGCTCCAAATGTTTCTAAATTCATATGCTGCCTCCTTATATAGCAAGACTTATCCTAAGAGCTTCTCTTACTTTTTCACAATCCTCTACACTTAACTTACCAACCAAATCTTTTATTCTTCTTTTATCAATAGTTCTAAGTTGTTCAAGTTCAAGGGTAGAATCCATACCTAGTCCATTCACTTCGTCTTTATGTATTAATACATGAGTCGGAAGTGATGATTTAGATTTAGATGTTAAAATTGCTACCATTGTCGTAGGACTATATTTATTGCCTACGTCATTCTGAAGAATAACCACCGGACGTATGCCTCCTTGCTCCGATCCTACGACTGGTCGTAAGTCAGCATAATAAATTTCTCCTCGCTTAATCATGTCGTAGTCACACTCCTTTCTCTTATGTATGTCCTACGTGTTTTCTTTTGTTTGCCTTTG